CTTCACTGATGTCTGTTGTTTGTGGTAAGTTAATTACCATATTAGCTACAGGATCAACAATGTATTCTACATTGCTTTTTAAGTAGCCCTGCTTGGCCAAAAAGAAAAATCCTGTTTTTGTGCTTCCAACTCCGCGACCATCATTTCTATACATTATAGAAAATGTGCCGTTATAGTCTGGTTCAGACTGTGTTATAAAACCATCACTGGTAATGTCTATTGGCAGTATGTCAAAATTTAAATCAATACCGTCTGCCAAAACATTGACAGCTTGATTAGTTATTAAATTAGTATTATTGAATTGATAAATTTCAAATATGTTTGTTGTGGAATTATTTACACTACGCTTAACTGGTGTACCAAATTTGTTGTTTGGTTGAAAAGCAGCGTTGACGATTCTAATGAATCTATCGTATTCCAACTCGCTGGGATCGCTGCCCCATGATATTGTTTTATTAGACAAATTAACGCCTGTACTGTCAATAATTTGATCACTGGTTATAATACTGGTAACTCGCAAAAAACCCTGTGCTGGTCTAATGCGCTTGGGCTTATAACTAAGCATACGAGCAATTCTCAACACGCTTTCACGCTTTTCTGCGGTGTCTAAAATATTTTCTCTAGCATTTAAGTCCATGCGAAATGCTAAATTTTGACCAACATAAGCAACTAAATCTAGCAAGGCAATAAATTCACTGTTTTGTGTGTAATCGTTGAATTCTTCAGGATAATTTACCTGCATATAATCGATCATGCTATTACGCAATGTATCAAAATCATAGCTGGTGAATTCTGCATTTTTAAAACTGGAATAGACTATGGTCCAGTCTTCAGCACCATATAAATTTTCTTGTCGTATGGCTTTTGGCATTGCTTATCCTTGTAATCTGTTAGTTGCTAGATCTCTATAGAATACCGCAACCAAATCTGTCAGGGTAGCAGTGGGTACATAATTCAGTACTATGGCCACTGTTATAGATTGTTGATCATAATTTTCAGTAATATCAAGTTGACGCAACTCTAATCTAGGGTCTCTGCTTAGAATACGCAACGTGTCTGCTTTAATAGCTTCTACAATTTCTTCGGTCATTGGGTCAAATAATACATCCCAGACAATATATCCAAACTCTGGGCTCATCAATCTTTCACCCTTGCGTGAATACATTTCGTTTAGTAAATCGCGTTTGGCCAACTCCATGTCATAAATTTTAAATGGACCATATTGGCGTTCAACTGTACTATACCCTTTAAAGACTCTCATAATCATATTTATTATAAAATAATATAAGTATTTAACGGGGTACAACTATGAACAAAAATGACTGGGACGGTAAACGGCACCTTGACAAGGTCAAGATTGTATGCGAAGATAATGGGAAAATTATAGAAGCTGATGTAATCAGCTTGACAGAACGTCAGCTAGTAGCAGCCATATCTGGTGTGAGAATCACATTGGTCAGTAAAAAGAAAAATGGTATATACGAAGGCCGCATGGGCGGCCTTAGTTTGCTCTACAGCCACTAATCCTAGGTATTATTCAAGCCTAAATATTCTGCCCAAGCAGGATCTTTAAGTGTATAATTATGGTAGGGCATGTCCTTGTAAGACTTAACCATTTGCCAGTAACTGGGCTCTTTGGGACGACTGATAGGCTCCATAACTTTGGCACCTTTTAGCCAGTTGCAAGTAGCACAACAAGTGACCAAATTACTCCAACTACTAATACCGCCCATGCTGCGTGGCTTAACGTGATCCAGTGTTAGATCTTTGGCATGAAACTGCTCACCGCAGTATTGGCAAGTATAGTTGTCACGCAGATACAGCATTTTGCGATTAAACAAAACTTTTTGGCGTGGACGAACATAGCGTTTGGTCATAACGATACTGGGCACTTTCATTGTCAATTTTTGACTGTGAATTTCCCAATCATCATATTCTTTAACTATTAGAACTTTGTTCAAGTAGTAAAGTTTAACAGCATAAGTCCAATCAATTACGCTGGGAGGCAGCATACTGAGTGGAGTCCCATCTTGGTTTAACAGTAAGGTATCACTCATTACAATTACTTATTCTTGGTTATTTTATATTTGACAGCTTGAAAAAACTATTGTATACTCTTAAATATTATTTGTCAACTATGGCAACACCAGGAGGCTTAAAATGGATGTAGAATCTCTTGATCACCATATCAAAACGCTGAGTCAACAGCACACTGTACTAGAAGCCACTTTAGAAAAAATATATCGGCAAAAAAGCTGGAATGAATTTGAAGTAGAACGCCTCAAAAAAGAAAAACTTAAATTAAAAGATCAACTTAGTTTAATGCATCGTCGAAGACATGAATTAATTAATGAAATTAATTAAAATTAGTTTAAAGCCAGTTGATTTACTTGATAAAATCACTAAATTAGAATCTCTAGTAGAGAGTTGCCACAGTGACTCTTTACTAGAGTACCCTAATGCCAACTACCAAACACTAGATCAATTAGTTGTAGAATATGCCAAAGCTGTATGCACTCTTAAAAACGTTTACAACCAATGGACTATAGATTCTGACTACCTATCTGGTAAGAATAACATAGAATACTTTGATCGACGAATTAAACAATTGCAAAATTTTTATTTGCAAGCCGGTGCCCAAGATGGCAAAGACCTAATATTCACACTGTCAGTATTGCAAGAAAAAATGTTGAATCAAGTGCGTTTAGTAAATTTGTTAGAAAAACAAGAATTTCAAGTTGAATTATCTGAAGAACTAGTTCTTTTGATAAACAAAATATAGTCTATTGTTAGCGTCTTTTTTAAATTCTAATAATTTAAGACTAAAGCGTTCTTCCAACTCTTTGACTTTGGCAAAGCTCCAGGGATAAATCTCCACATAGGGTCCTGTTTTATGGCTGATGCCAGGATTGGCTCTTAGATAAAACTTACCACCTTGCATTAATAGTTCAACACATTTGGCAAAGCGTAGTTCGATATCTTGCTCGCTGCCAAAGTTAATGCTGCCCAGTGCCAGTATATGATCATGGCTGTTGGGTTTGACAGCGTATTCCAATATGTCTACTTGATAGTCAGCACAGTTATTATAGGGATCAATGCCTACAAGGTTTGGAATACGGCCTTTAAAAGGGTGATAACCACAGCCAACATCCAGGACATTTTTGGGATCGTGTTTGTTGATTTCCTCAACTAACTGCCAACCAGTGTATTGATATTCGTCAGTGCGTGGTTTCCATATTTCTCCAAAGAATCTACTTAAGTAACGTTGGTCTAAATCTTCCGCAATCTCTCCAATGGTTCCCATAAAGTCCGAATCTAACTGTAGCTCACCTTCTACTGCATCTTTGAATTTACGATATCTAGCTGGTGTCCAGGGCAGCTCCTCCACTACTGTATTTTCATTGATCTCGTTAAAAATTTTCTGATACTTAGGTAAATTAAAGGCTTGCTGTAAATTTTTTTGTATTAGGGAAAAAATTTTGCTATTCATAGGATTTTTTTTAAATTTTGCTAAATATTTGTGGTTAATACACATATATACTAATATATATCGACGGTGATCAATATTATGAAAAAATTATTAGCAATTCTAGCATTTATACCCACTGTTGCTTTTGCATGGCAACCAACGAAACCTGTAACAGTTATATTTCCCAACGGTCCTGGTGCAGGCAATGAAGTAAGTTTTAGAATGGTGGCAGCAGAAGTTACTCGTAAAACAGGTGTAGTTTTCAATGCTCAACACATGGGCGGAGCAGATGGAAATATCGCCATCAGTCATTTTGCTCAACAAGCACCAGATGGATATACTATTGCAATGCCTGCTTGCCAAAGCACTTGGGTGGCAGCAGAAATTTGGTATCCACAGGCAGCAAAATTTAATGTCATGGAATTTGTTCATGTTTTAAATATTGGCAAAGCTCCACTGGCATTTTATGCAGCAACACGAAGCAAAGTTAATACTCCACAGGATCTTATTGCTGAAGTTCGTGCAGGACAGCGTCCACTGAATTTTGCAGTAGGTGGTGCAGCACACAAACTGGCAGTTGAATATTTTGTAGACAAAGTTAAGCCCAGCAAAGACACTGTGGAAACTAGTTTATACAAAGGTCCTGCACAGGCCATGGCTGATGTATTGGGCGGACATCAAGAGTTTGGTGTATTCCCTATAGCAATTGGTGGGCCCATGGTCAAGGAAGGTAAGTTAAAACTTATTGGTCTAGCCGGAGAAGTTAACATTGCTGGATTTGAACGAGCTCCTTTAATGAAGGACTACGTTCCTGGACTAAACGTCTATGCTTGTTGGAACATGGTGTTGCCCAAGGGAACCCCGCCAGAAATAGCAAAATGGTATAGAGAACAGTTTACTGAAGCAATGAAAATGCCAGAGCTACGAGCCAAATATGAAAAGAATTTCATGTTCATGACTCCCAGTGAATGGACTGAAGAAGGACTACGGGCCAGTGTTACTGCATTGCGTAATCAATGGCAACCATATGTGCGAAAAATTAAACCAGAATGAAAATAGGTCTTAGATCAGACCTTATAGGAAATTTATGAAATATATTTTTGTTGCCGGAGTTCCAGGCAGTAAATGGAGCAGTGTTTGTAAAAACATTTACTATAGCCCCAGCATAGATCGCAGTGACTACACTGAAGAAAGAACTTATTACCACGATG